GCTATTTCCCAAATGAGATTCATGATATTTTACGTGCTAAGTTTTTAAATGAATGGGAAATGTTAGAGATAAACAATAAGAAGATAGGACTAAACAAGATAGTAAGTACAACATCTCTAAACACAAAAGCATTTGAAGTATATGCAGAACAAATAAGAATATGGGCATTGTCTGATCTAGGGATAAGATTAATGCTACCAAACGAATACCAATAATTTCTATTATATAATAGAATTGATTAATCAATTTATTTCAATTATGGACAAAAGAATAAACAATGGTGGTAAAAGAGAAGGTGCAGGTCGTAAAAGCAAGTCAGAAGAACAAAAGCTAATAGAGAACCTAACACCTATGAACCCTGATGCTTTAAAGTCATTAGAGATAGGTTTAAAGAATAAAGAACAATGGGCAGTAAAGTTATTCTTTGAATACTTTTATGGTAAACCACAACAAAGAGTTGATGTAACGAGTAATAGCGAAACATTAAACATACCAATAATAAACTTCGTTGAATCCGAAACTGAATAAAAAGTATAGTGCATTATTTTCATCTGACTGTAGGTATTATATAATTACAGGTGGTAGAGGATCAGGTAAGTCCTATGCAGTTACAGTATTCTTAACACTACTTACTATGTCGCAAGGAGTAAGAGTATTGTTTACAAGATATACAATGGTTTCTGCTCATTTATCTATTATACCTGAGTTTTTAGAAAAGATAGGTATATTAGGTTTAGACACAATCTTTAGTATAAATAAATCAGAAGTATTAAATACATCTACAAAAAGTGATATATTATTTAGAGGTATTAAGACATCATCAGGAAACCAAACTGCTTCTCTTAAATCATTACAAGGTATTAACTGTTGGGTGCTTGATGAAGCTGAAGAACTTATAGATGAGAATATATTTGACACTATAGACCTTAGTATTAGAGAAAAGAAAGTACAAAATAGAATCATCTTAGTATTAAACCCTGTAACTAAAGAACATTGGATATATAAACGATTCTTTGAGGAGAGAGGCGTTTTAAGTGGATTTAACGGCATTAAGGACAATGTGTGCTATATACACTCTACGTACTTAGATAATAAAGCTAACCTATCTAAAAGTTTCTTAGAAAGGATTTATAGAATTAAAAGCACTAACATTAAGAAGTATCAACACAAAATACTTGGGGGTTGGTTAGATAAAGCAGAAGGGGTTGTATTTGAGAATTGGACAATAGGCGAATTTAATCCTGACAACTTACAGACATCTTGTGGTATGGACTTTGGGTTTTCTGTTGATCCTGATTCACTAACAGAAGTAGCTATAGACAAAAAGAAAATGAAGATATATATAAGAGAGCATATATATCGTAATGGTTTAAAATCACACGAGTTAGCTAAGATAATATTAGAGAAGGTAGAAAACAAATTAATAATAGCAGATAGTGCAGAACCAAGATTGATAGAAGATTTAAGACACTTAGGGGTAAACATAAAACCTGTAAAGAAAGGAACTATAGAAAGTGGTGTAACTCGTATGCAAGATTATCAGTTAGTAGTTACTTCTGAATCAACAAACATAATTAAAGAGTTAAACAATTATGTCTATGCAGACAAAGGTAGTAAGCTATATGTAGATAGTTATAATCACGCAATAGATGGTATTAGGTATAATGTAATATATCACTTAGACAATCCTAATGCAGGTAGGTATTTCGTACAATAAGAAAAGGTGCAATTCCGAAGAATTACACCTTTGAAAAACAAAAACTTTTTGAAAACTTGGCAAACATAACGATTTTAAACTAAATAACAAATAATTCTATTATATATTATGCAAGTAAACATTAAGAAGGATGGTAAGAAAAATACTTACAATCTAATTAAGAGTTGGGAAGATGTAACACTTGAAAAATGGGCTAAACTTATTGATGGTAATAATAAGTCAAAGACCAAAGAAGCATTAGATACGATAACTATGTTATCAGACATACCGAGAAAACTTGTAAAAGAGTTAAGTATAAATGATGTATCTAATATTCTAAACAGGATAGCTGAGTTGCAAAACAAAGCTAAGGGAAGGTTAAAGAAGATAGTTAAGGTAGATGGAGTAGAGTATGGGTTTCATCCTGATCTGTCTGAGATAACACTCGGAGAGTACGCAGACATAGAAACATACATACAAGCAGGAATAGAAAACAACCTAGCTAAGATGATGGCAGTTCTTTATAGACCAATAGTAGAGAAGAATGGTAAACACTATACTATAAAGAGATATGATGGTAGCGAGGTTAGGATGAGGGCAGAGAAGTTTAAGAAGATGAAAGCAATAGATGTAAATAGCTGCTTGGTTTTTTTTTGGACTTTAGGCAACGAACTATCAACGATTTTGCCGTTGTATTTAATGGAACGGATGGAGGAAGTGAAACAATCACTACAGATGAGAAGTTCGCAACGAAGTGGGGATGGTTTGGAGTAATGTATAGATTAACAAACGGAGAGATAGTAAACTTAGAAAGGATAACTAGATTAAGTTTGTATGAATGTTTAACTTGGCTAACTTATGAAGTTGATTTAAACGAAACAAAAAAGGTTAAAAGATGACACATTTTAAGAATTACAATAATACAATAGATACCTTAAAACAATTAGGTGCTAATCAGTTCCAAATAAAAACTGTAACTACTGGAGATATATACGAAATAGACTTAGAGAAGAATACATTATATCCTTTAATGCACATCAATCCTGTTAATGCAGTAGCACAAAATAATCAAATGACTTTAAACTTTCAAATCTTTATTATG